ATCGGTTCCTTCATTCCAGTAGTGATCTCTTTTCATAGTAGTTTCTATGTAAGCAGTATTAGCCTGCATAGATGAAGTATTTGCATTTACGGAAATAGAACCATTGGGACTTACATCAGACCATACCATGTTATTTACCCTTCTTTTTCTTTTTGTCTGCTACGGAATACGCTATTGCAACTGCCTGCTTTTGAGGCTTGCCAGCTTTCATTTCTTTCTTAATATTCTCTGAAAATCCCTTCTCAGTCTTAGCTTTTTTACCTTTAACTAGTGGCATATTGTCTCCTTAAAAACTTGGATAGCCTTGAACTTTTTTTATCTGATTATGCGTTCTGGTAAGAAGTAAACTCTTCTCCTTACTAAAACCTCGCTGTATTCTTCCTGTATGCCCTTCATCAAAGTTATAGTCTAGAGCATAGTTAAGGGCTGCTCCGTAAGCAATATATCTCATCCAGTACGCATGAGGTATTTCAGGATCGCCTTCATTAGAGAACTCAGGCACTTCTTTATATCCATAAATATACACCTGGTAACTTGTGTTAGGGATAGTTCTAAAGGTCATCTCATTGCCATAATAGAGCATCATGGTTGGATAACCAGGTATAAGTATTTCGTCGTTGTTAACTCCCCACTGTGTGAAGAATGCTCCAGGGTCTTGGTATATCCAAAGCTTATTCCAAGAGACAGAATTGTCTGGTGGAGTTGTCAAAGATATAAAAGCTTCCTGAGAGATATTGGTAAAGTTGGAAGACGCCCCAACATCATTGAACGTGTAAACACCTGTTGTGCTTGTCTGGTCAATGGTAAATTGCAGCGTTCCAAATTGCTCAAAGATCTTTAGGTTATCAGACATCGTAAGAGCAACAAAATCATTGATGTACTGACGTAAAGTGTTATCGTCTGAGTCAGGGTCATTCTCGTTTCTCCTGGCTATCGCTAATCTCATTGTCCTTAAACTGTCTGATATATTCCTAACGGCCATGGTTAATCTCTATAGTGAGTTCTTATTGAAAATCTAGGCTCATAATGTGAGATCCTAGTCTCTTTTTCCCCTTCTCCTTTATCGAACCATTTCCATACTGGAGTCCCCTTTTCGGCGAGGTGGTCTATTACACAACGTGGAAGCTCATACATTTTTCCAGGCTCAAGTTTCTTGTCGAAATGGATTCTGTCGTTACTTAAAAGAGCTGGTATCTTCCCTGTGTTATTATCGTTTCTACTGATGGTTACTCTATCATGAGGGTGTAGCTCTATAGGACATGGCTTGATAGGGTATCTAGCTAGCCTTAGTTTCTTATTAAGAGAGGTTGCTCTCTCATTATATCTCATGTAGTCGCCCATCGTCTCAAACGGCATATCGGTAATGTCCATCTCGTGAGTTGTTTTAACGACCATATCTTTAACCAAGTCTTTTGCTTGTTCATCTTCTCGTACTTTTGGCCGTGCCATATTAAACTCCGTAATAATAAAATTGTGGGGTCGTTTTAAACTCGCATCCCCCTCAGAGAAAAACTTAAACTAGCAAGTCACCTAGGTCAGTAACTTCCCCTGCTTTGAATACCTCAATCAAAAAGTTATCACCGTCGGAGCCCATAACAGAAGTTCCCGCGGTTAATTTATATTCGATAGGCTCGTATATAAATGTCGTTGGGCTGTATGGAATCACTGCGTATGGACTTTGTTGCGGGTTGTTCAAACTGATCACACGGGAGATCATGTTGACGCTTCCACCTGTTACATAAGTTGTATAGGAAGTAGAATCAATCGGAATTCCTGTGATTACATCGTATAGAGAAAATGTAGTGCTATTGATAACAGTAATACCGTAGGTATTGTTGTTTAGCTGCTCCATTCCTCTATTTGATACCCCAACATCACCAAGATCAGTTATGATAACTTGCTGATTTGTTTGATATCCATGGGCTGTGCTTGTAGTTACAACGCAAGGATCTGCTGCCGAAACACCGGAAATTACTTTTCTATATGACGTTACTCCGCCTGATGTATCAGCATTAGTAAAACCATTTGTTTGAGTATCTAGGAAGTTGAAAGACTGAGCAGCTGCGGAGTCAATTACTTGCTGTTGGAAAGCATGTGCAGCAGTAGTTTGCCCTTTATACCATACGGAAATAGGGGATTTTCCTGCTGTTGCTGTCCACTTAGTTAGGTTGGTAAATACAACCTTGTCCGCATCAAAACTGAAAGTAAAAGTATGCGCTGTACCAGCTGAAATAAACTGGTACGATTCGGTCATTGTTTGACCTTTAAATAGATCTGACATAGCTCCCCTTACGCGGCTGATTTAGTTGATAATAAAGTCACAATCCAAGAGTCATCAAGAATAGCTGCATTGAAGTAAGCAGCAAATCCCATGCTCTGGAAGCGGTTTAAGTAGTCATTGAAGCCTAGAGGCTTGATGATCATCTCGGTAGACACTTGGTCAATACTGATATACCCGTATGCGTTAGCAGCAATAAACGTGTTGCTGTATACCGCTGGTGTACCAGATGTAACGTTAACTAGAGTCGATGTAACCCAACGTGCTTCATCAGTCGCTCCGAACTCAGCTTGTAGCTTGTCTTCTAGTCTTCCGTACTGAGAAACTGGAACAAACGAATCTAAAGCTCTGATATCTGGCTTAAGACTTACGTTAGCAGCGACCCAATAAGCTGGTTCTAGCGGGCCTGTACCGAAGTCTCTAGACGCTGGAACTATAGAAGTCATCTTTTCAGCATCATTTTGATCTAGATATGCAACAGCTCTATTCACATCAGTTTGTGTTAGTTCTGTTATGGAGTTTCCATTCACACCGTTTAGGCAAGAGATCTGAGGAACTGAACTAGCCCACACATCACGTGTCACTTTATCAAGCATAGTGTGCATAGTCTGAGATAGGTTATCAGCTGTCTCACTTGCTGTGTCATCTTCTACAACAAGAAGAACCTGTCTAGATAACAACACAACTTTACCAAATTCTTGGACTGTCACGTTGATATCAAACTTGTTCACTTGCTCTGGCGCTGGATCTGCATCTTGTGAAAGCACTACAGGGTCAGAGTTAAGGTTTTCTTGTCTTCTAAAAGCCATAGTGGCTGTGTTCTTTTGTGGTAGTGTAAAAGCTTTACCAAAAATGTTGTGTACATTACGTGGTTTAGGACGCTGTAGCAAAGATCTATGCGCCCATCTATCGGCCATAGACCCATATTGGGCGGTGGTTGTTACTGACATATTGTCTCCGTTAAAGACTTTATCTAGCTGCTTTCCTCGAGGCTTTCCATTTAGAAAAATCCGCATCACTCATAGACCATAAATCTTCTGTCTGATCTAAAGAGGCAGCTTTTGGTACTCCAAGTGGTGAACCAGGCGTTTGCTTCTTTATCACAGGCTCTTTAAGTTTCTTTTGCTCCCTAGGAGAAAGCTTGTCCATCAGTTCCCATGCTTCTTCATATCTATTTGTAGAGCTCTGAATTGCGGAAGCCAAATTAGGTCTTCGTTTTAAAAATTCAGGTAATAAATTGTTAATACTCTCGTATTTTTCAGGATTATTTCTAATCCAATGTCTTTCCTCGACCTTTCGAAGAATTTCACTTTCTGTTTTACCAAGATCCCCTCTAGTTACTGACTCATACTGTGACTCATCAGGCTCTTGCGGAGGTGCTTGGTTAGCTTTCTGTTGCTCTTTCATCCACTTAATTTCTAGCTCCATCTCTTGGCGCTTTCGTCTCTCGCTTTTAAGAGCCGATAAAGGAACTTGAGTTTCCTCTTGAGGAGCTTCATCTTGTGGACTCTCTGCGACTGCTACTTCAAATTGGTCTTCTATAGGATTTACGGTATCCTCTGTCATAACTATCTCCCGTTTTAGTTAACGTGATTTATCCTTCACGAAGGCATAGCACCCTTTGCTTTTAGGTAGGCGACACCCGTTTGATTAAACTCAGGCTTGAGCTTATCCTTCTTGTTCTTCTTAGCTGGTACCATCCAAAGCAGCTCACAAATTCCTCTCTGATTAGAGACGAAAAAGACGAAGCTATTACTCTGAAAAGGCGGTAGCTGTGTAGTTGCGACAGGTTGGCTTACGGTAAACGTTCCCCTAGCATCAAACTTCATGTGCAGTGTCAGGAAATAGATTTCTTTCATGTGATTTAGCGAGTTAACGCAAGTATCAACTAGGTCACCTATTAGTTTTTTCAGTGCTATCTTTTCATCCACTAGTTTAGATGGTAAAAGCAGTCCTGACCCTGGGTCTTGCACAAGATTCATCTACATACCACTTTTTCCACGGAGAGAATCGACTTCACTCTGTGCTTTTTGTAGCATTCTATTCGCCTTAGATTGGTCTGAGTTCATACCAGGGCCACACATAGCTTTGTTTTGTGAAGCTGCGGGCATTGGGTTTTTTGAATATGAATACATGCCTTTTACGGAGGTTAAAGATCCACCGCTCTTGCTGCTTTTCATATCTTTTCCATATTTCATATCTTTCATATTGCTTCCTTGTCTTTCACTGCTCTTAATTGAGCCCGTGTTATCCTAAATGGATAATTCTTGTTGCCCACCCATAGGGCTATCAGGAGTAGCTTGAGGTACTGGCTGAGCCTGTATCTCATTGACATTAGCTTCAACTGATCCCTGTATAGCACCTTGCTTCATCTGCTCTTGCTGCTCCATCTCATTTACAAAAGCTAGGACTTTTAGTATCCTGTCTTCGTTCATACTAGATATCTCAGTAATCGTTTTTGCCCTCGCAAGCGCAGCTTGAGCGTTATTTTCCGCTGCTTCTGATACTCTTTCCGCTGATAGGGCAAGGTCGGATTGTGCCCTAGCCTGTCTCTCTGTGCTTAGTGCCATTTTCTCTTGTGCACTAGCTGATAGAACATCATTTTCTAGCTTCTGTCTTTCTGTTAGATCTTTGGATACTTCAGCTCTCTCTTCATCTGCTTTCTTCATAGCTTCTTCAAGATCGCTTAGTCCTGACATCTGAAGAGCACGTACAATCTCTGCCTGTGGTACATCAACAATTCCTTCTCGCTTAAGCGCAATGAGCTCGTAGTAGTAGGCGTCTTTCTGTGACTTAGAGCGTACGCCCTCTTTAATCACTGCGTCATACTGCTCAAACTCGTCGTCATAAAACTGAAAAGTAGGATCTTCGCCTAGAATGCGCTTCACTTTTCCAGGGCTCATGTTCTTCTGTATAGCCGTGAGAACTAGACCACCTAGCATCTGTTGAGACTGCTCTATCTGGTCAAAGACTTTTCGGTTGCCTCTTAAGCCCTGCGCTACGCGTACCTCTGCTAGTCTTCCAGAAACCTG